ACTGTATGAATATCAGCAAATGTAAAATCGCCATGGCCTTCTTGGTGATTATACAGATATTCATTTCTTATATAAGCGCTAAATGGCGGCAGGTTATGATTCAGATATGGCATTAATGCATTGTGCCTTTCGGCTTAAATTTAATTACATTTGAAGCAGCATCAGAATCAAACCCATCAAGATCTGGATCAAATACATCCAGATCGTTTTCCTTTAAATATTCTGATAAGAAAGCCTCGAATTCTGATTCAGACATATCCGAAGCTCGATCCTGTATTTCATCGAGTGGCATATCTCGTTTACGAATTTCTTTTTTAATTTTTTTAATTGTACCGTCATAATGCTTTATTATATCAGCTGATGGTGTCACCTCGCCAATAATATGCGCGGCATTAAGAGATTGTAAAACAGATGGATCATCTGTAAAACCCATCCATGGCCTAAACGCATAAAACCTTACACCGCGTTTAAAATCTTCTATTAAGACAATTTTCATTGCACCACGTACTACCATTGCCGCGTTTTCAGGATCATCCCATTGAATAACTTCGCAAATTATTTCTTCATCATTGGTAAGCTTAAACTGTTTTACTGTCATTTTATATCGACCTTATAAGTTTTATGGTTAAACTTTTCTTTTTCATAAATTTTTAAACGTTCTTCTGAATGTAATAACGCGAAATTTTTTCTTGCTTTCCATCCAAGGTTGTCTGTAATATCATATAATATAGTTGGTTTACCATCGTCACTTTTCCTTAGTCCCCTGCCTATACTCTGCAACACCCGAATTTGAGATTTACTTGGTGATGCAAATATGATATTATGTAGGTTCCTAATATTTATACCTGTAGAAAATGTACCAAGTGAAGCTACGATAATAGAATTCTTTTGCTTTTCAACAATACCTCGTATTGCCTCTCTATCCGATGTTTCTGTCTTTCCTGATACAAAAAATACTTTTCTATCTTCTGCTGCTTTCTGATCAATTAAATCGAAAAGAGGTTTACCATGTTTATCTACATAATTAAAGAGAACAAGAGTATTTCCCTTTTGATCAAGGGCTAGGTTAGAGATAAATTTGTTTCTCTTTGCATGGGATACAATGTAGTCGATTTCGTCCATGTAATCCCGTTTGCCAAAGTCCAATCGTTCCTTTTCGCCATAATCCAAAACAATTCGCTTGATATGTAACTGTGCGAGCGTATTGTCATCTTGTAATTCTTTTGTTGAGGTAACGCGGTGTATTGGTCCGAAGAGACCTTGTAAGACCAGCTCATGTGTTTGAGTTCCATCAAGTGTTCCTGTTGTTCCGAAACGGTAAGCCGCTTCTGTTGCTTTGTTCATAATATTCATGAGTGACTTTGATTTAAATCCATGACACTCATCACCAATTATCATACCGAATTGATCATACCACATCTTTGGTAGTTTATAGATTGACTGCCAAGTAGAGATACAAATAGCAGCATCAAATGTTTTATCTTTACCCGAATAGATTCGATGCATACCCCGTTCATCTTGGCCATAGGATTTAAAATCGCCGTGCATTTGCTCAACTAATCCTGTCGTTGGTACGATCACTAATACTCTTCCACCTTTTGGATATTTTAATCCACTTGTCAGTAAATGTAACCAATACTTTACAAGAACATATATGATCAAGGATTTGCCGGAACCTGTAGGAGAAATAAGTATTGCTCTTTTTCTTTTTAATCCTTCGTGAATGCCCGATAGCTGATATGCATAAGGACGAAAAGGAAGATCAAGACTGTCAATATAATTGGCAAGCTGCTGAATATCAACGTTAGCATTTTCGTGTGGCATCCCATAGTTAGTTTTTTCTGACTCAACTATATATCCACGGGACTCTGAAAATTTATTCAAATGATAAAATAAACCTGCAGGAAGTTCCCCACTATTAATATCAAAAAGACGTATCTTACCATCCCATACACGATTTTTATACGCAGGCATAAACCGATATCCTGGAACAAAAAAGGAAAAGAATTCTCTTAGTTCCTGTGCAGTACCGCTTTCACATTGTATATGTAAATTTGCATGATTTAATTTCCGGACTGAAATTTTTTCCATTCGATCATATTCTTTATTGTTTGGTGTCGCCATGTAATGTTATTTAGGATCTCTGTAAGAGTCTCTATTGTTGCTTTATAGTACTGTATTTTTTCTTCGGACTTTTGAATTTCAGGATCACTGTCATAATAATAATCAAGCTCACCTTTAAGTATTTTAAGACCGTTAAAAGGATCAGGGTCCCAACCAAGTTCCACGACTGTCTCTTGATCCATCTTACCATTGTAATATAACCATTTCTGTTTCAGTAGAGTTTTCTGACTAAACTCAGCACGTTTCAGCTGCAGTTTAACAGTTGATAGTAGTTCTAAATATTTTGAGTGAATAATTGGTGCTTGGCGGGAGGATTCATCAAGTTTCATTTCATCTATTATACAGTCTTTTGCCCACATGTCGTGGATGCTTTTCAAATCAATCATTATATAACTCCATTATAATATTATTTATATCAATTGTCTGTTGACAGTAATCGAAGGTGATCCGTCTACATTCGAAGTATAAGTTGCGCCTGATAGTTCAAAATATGTAAATCGAAAAGATGCACCAAAAGTAATAAATGTTTCTCCTCCTGCTGTTGATTCGAATTGTATATCAGTTAATGCAGTTGGTATGCAATCTATATATTTAACACTTTTTGTTGTGTTATTATGGCTTGATAGTATTGAAAGTGTAATATCAGACATTGTTGGGGGCTGAGATGCTGTTCTTTGGGTTGGATTTACGAATTCTATATCTAGGTTTCTTCTCATCCAAGAATACATTTCATCATATGATTTCAGATCTTCGTCCAGAATTATATTTGCTTGTAATTCATTAAATGTTAGTTTGTCACCTACTAAAGGTACACTTGTTATTCTTTGGTAAGGTACATCTATAGCATTCATTATCATACCAGGATGTACAAAGCTTTGACAAAAGAATTCTAAGTTAGGAAAATTCTTTCTATCGATTGTTATCTTAAACGAGGTCGGTTGAAGATAATTAAAATTTTGTGTTAAATCCGCCATCACTTATTCCTTTTATTATATTTATAATAAAAAAAAGGAGGCCGAAGCCTCCTTTCAAAAGTTAGTTAACTTTTACTATGCGCCGAGGATGTTATCCACACGGAAGATACGGTAGTATTGGTTAGACTTAACCGCTGCAAGACCATCCTGTGGTGTAGCACCAACGAATGGGTTTGAAGCCATGCCGTAGCGTGTCTTAAATCCAATTTTCGGCTGGAATGTATCCTCACCAACCGCACGTACCATTGTTAATGGAACGTATGGGCAATAGAATACACCTGCGTCATATGGGTTAGTTCCTTTGTAGCCTACGTTGATATAGTCTGTTGATGCATATGGGTCAATGTAGACTCTCATGCGACCATTCAATGTACCTGCAAAAGTATTTCCTGTGTCGTCAACATTTAAGCTTGTTGCCATTGCAGGAGCGTAATCAAGCATGCCTGAAGCTGCAAGTGCTGAAGCTACGTCAGAAGAACAAACGATAAAGTTACCTTTGCCTCTACGTGTTTCTTTAGCAATTACATTTGATTCTCTTTCAATTTGAAGAATCAAACCTTTGAACTTCTCTACTGACCAACGGCCATCTGCATCTGTCTGAACGTCGAAGATACCATTGATGGCTGTGTTACTTTGAAGTGCGCCAGTTTTAGCTTGTGAGTTGATTGTACGAACAACTTCACGGTTGATTTCAGCAAGAATCTCTGTAGACAAGATGTTTGCCAACTCAGTTTCAGCATCAAGACCATGAATTGCTTTTAAGTCTTGTGCTAATTCTAAGCTGTATTCTGCCTTTAGAGCACGTGACTTAGCAGTCACAGTTGCTTTTTCGATTGTGAAACCCATCTCGTGGAACGAAGAAGCTCCAGTTGATCCAAGTGCCTCTGCTTTTGATGTTTCTGTACCACCAGCAAATATGTTGGTAAGACGATCGTTATCGAGTGAAGAATCACTGTTTGAGTCAGTAATACCGTTAAGGCCTGAAGCGTTATCTGAATCGTGTGTTCCAGCTGAATCGCCTGAGAATTGAGTTTCTGCTTCGTTGAAGAGTGCTTCACGGTCTGAAGTTGCACCACCGTTATAGCGTGACTTCATAGCAAAGATCAAGCCAGTTGGACCTGACATTGGCTGAACACCGCAGATATCGTATGCCATTAGATTTGGCATTGCACGACGTACGAGTGCAATCAATACTGGGTTCCAGTTTGCAGCTGATCCGGTTGCGTTTGAAGGGGCTGCTTCAACTAGCATACCTTCTTCGCGAAGAGCTTGCTCTTGGTTTTCTAGAATAGCAGCAGTAACTGCTCTTCTGTGGTTGTCTTTGATAGAGCCCGCAGATTCTTCATTTAGTACTGGGGCCCATTTTTCAACGAGCTTGTCGTATGAAATAACATTTTGCATCGATGTCTCCTATTTGTTTTTCGATGTTGATTTTAGGGCGGTTAAATACTGAGCCATTGATCCAGAAGTTTCAATTGTTTCTTGGTCATCTTCTGATTCAAAGTCCGCAGACTCAGTTACATTATTAGCTTTCTTTGTAAAGTAAGATTCTTTAACAGTAGTTACTTTTGAAGCAAAAGTCTCTTCATTATCGAAATCTATATCAGCTACTAATGATTTAAGTTTTTCGACTTGAGTATCGGCTAAACCACGTGAAGCTTCTTGTATAACTGATTCACGTTGGTATGTTTCCAATTTCTCTGCCATTTCAATAGCATTTGCTGTTGTGTTGTTAAGCTTTTCTTCAAGCTCTTCAACCTGATCAGCAAGATCGTCTACTAGGTCAACTTTTGATTCTGGTACTTCGATGTAAGACTCTGTGAATAGATCTTTTAGATTATTCATAAATGTCTCAGCAATCTCTGTACGTAAACCAGATTGAACGGCAAGTTTATTTTCTTCCATCCATCCTTCGACGACATAGTTTAGATAGCTATCTACTTTCTCTACAAGTTCCTCTTGGCTAGATTTAATCTCTGCCTCAAGTTCTTCATTGTATTTTTCTTCAAGACGGTCTATTTCTTCGGCTAGCTTAGACTTAATTGCTGCTTCAAAAATTACTGAAGTCTTTTCTTTGAACTCTTCTGACAATGTAGCTTCATCAGCCATGATTGCATTTAAGTCTTCTGAAAAATCTACTTCGTAGTTGATATCAGCAGTTTCTACAACTGCATCATCTTCTTCATCGACACCCTCTGCCATCATTTTTCCAAGAAGATTTGACATCTCAGCACGAGACATTTTGTTCATCTTTTCAAATGCAGCATTAATCATACCAGCTTTTGTACCTGGCATTTTTGGCATCGGATCTTGTTTTGATTGATCGCCTTTACGTTTTGGTGCTGAACCAGTTGCTTCACCTGCTTTATCAACAGATGCTACAGACTGTGCCTCAGCATTTTTAGGATCGTGACCTTGTGCTTCCATGATTTCATTCTCGTCATCATGGAGTTCAACGTCATGATCTGTTTGATTTTCATCAGTCATCATTGACTCCTATTAAAATTTAGATTTGAGTAACGAGAGGAAATTCTTGAACTCACGAACCTGTGTCTCATAGAGATCAGAGCGTGGAGCATTTTTGATTTCAGTCTCCATTTTTTCAATAGTCTGTGCCTCAATAATACCGTTATTCCAAACCCATTCAACACCTTCCATAACCCCATTAACAAAAGCGCTAGGTGCAGATGGATCTTGTACGATGTCCACCGCATTAAGAATAAAGTCGTCTTTGACGACCATTGCGTTACTATTTCTAACCAGACTCCCCATACCACGAGTCGAAACACCCAGTTTGACACCACCGTCGAGTAAGCCTTTTACAACTTGTCCCATAGGAGTTTCCAAAATGGTTGCTTTACCCACAACATCGTTTCCCTGCCAATTGAGGGATTCGATCTTGTGAGAAACTTTGTCGAGATTAACAGTAGGTCCTTCAGGATGATTTAATTCACCAACCGCACGTCCTGGCACAACTTGTGTTGTGTTGTAAGACTCGACCGCCTTACCCAGTACTTCTTTCGGATATATCCTACCATTTCGATTCTTTTGTTCAGCAGACATAAAAACACCTTCGATAGCATAGGCCTTTTTATCACCCTTTTGTTCTGTAAGAACCTCTAATTCGTTGTCTGTATATTCTGCTATTAATTTCATATTATCCTCTTGGAAAAGATTCCATTACTTAATATTTTTATACTGTTTTAAAAATTCCAATCCAGCTTTCTCTGCTTCCTTGGCATTTTTATATAAATCAAGTCTGTCACCATCTACATACGTAACAAATCCATTACGTTCTTTATAAACTTGTATTTGGATCCTACCCTGTTTTTTATTGACCACTAATTGGCCTTGGGGTTTTCTTCCAGTTAATTCTCTTAAATTATTAAATGTTTTCATTTTTCTATTTATTTATAATTTTATAGTTTT